GCATCTTCAAATCCTTTCATTGGTTGTATACCTCTTGATTTATCACTAATAAAACTTTCAAACATTGTAACCCCTGTCTCAATTTGATTAGGGTCATGCATTAAGTTTACGTTGTTTTGATAGCCTTTCTTAAAATACTTTTGTACAATCTTTGTAATTGTATCTTTACTGAAAGCCACATAATAGTCACCAAAACTACTATCACTCCTAAAGATAGGAGTATCAGCCAACATAGCACATCCACTAATAATGCGCTTATCTTCACTGATAATTTCAAACTTTTGTTCATTCTTAAATGCATTCCAATTCTTTTGAATAGCAGGTCTATCTACTAATGAAACGAACTGCACCTCTGCATCATCGTTTAAATCATCAGATATTTCCAACATATATAAAGGTAATTCCATACTCATAAATAGTAATTTTTAAAATATTAACTAAATCTTGCTCTTTGTCTTATTGCAGTTATTCTTTCCTGACTGCTAGTAACATCACTTTCAATTACATATGCTCTTACTGCCTGATTGCCAATATCATTAATTGTTTGTTGACTTAGGTTAGTAGTTTGTGCCTGTGGTAATTGTGGTGCCATTGGTGCAGCAGAAGACATACTAGGCATACTGCCTGAACCACCACCACCTCTAGGAACAGATACAGATGCAATTTGTTTTACTCTTGCTATACCTCCTAAAACCGCAGGTGCAGCCATTAGATATGGATATGCAGGATTTACAACTGTTATTGGATTTTTAGAAGCCTGTTTAAATATTGTTGATGCACTTAAGTAAGTATCAATAGTGGCTGAAGCAATAGCAATAGCTTTACCTGCTGCGGTTTCTTGACCTATTACATTTGATAATCCTGCTACAATATCAGAAATAGCATATGCAGTTGCTTGTTTACTTTCTTTTTCTAATTCATTAATTCTTTTTTTAGCAGCAGCAGTATCTTCATCTTGTTTAATAGAATCTAAATCTGCTTTTGCTTTAATTGCCAATATCCTACCTAATCCATTTTTTTCACTTTCTTCGTTAAACTCTTGCATTGTTTTATTAGAATCAGCTTTAGCTTTTGCATCATCTTCTACTTTTTGCTTTCTTTCAGAATCTGTCAAACCATCTGAACCAATAGTTTCTTGTTTCTTTCTTTGTGCTTTTCTTTTTTCATACGATATAATTTCTTGATTTAATAACCATTCATTATATTTTTCTATTTCAGCTTTTTCTTGTTCAATTAAAGATTGTTTTCTTTTTTGTTCCTGAATATCTAATATTCTTAATTTAGAATTTAAATCTGCTCTTTCTTCAATTTCTTTTTCTGAATTTCCTTGTATAGCTTGTAATTGATATTCTAATCTTTGTCTTTTTAATTTATATACTTCATCTTCCCTACCACCTTGTGCTTCAAGTTCTGCTATTTGATTGTCTAATGCTTTTGTAATTTTATCAATAGCTTTTGCCCATTCATCTGATTCTCTTTTTGCTTCTGATGTAATACCAACATAATCAGTAATTTTTTGTACTATTTCACCTATTGTTTCTCCTAATTCAAATAATGCAGGAAAACTCTTTTTAATATATTCAATAAATTCATTCCAATTTGCAATAAGTAATCCAATACCAACTGCTAATGCACCTACACCTGTTGCTATTATTGCACCTCTTAATGTACTAAATGCAGTTACAACTTGTGTTCTAATTACTGCACCTAATTGTTTAAATGAATCTACACTTTCACCAACCGCTTGTAATCCTTGCGATAGTGCCATTGCTGATTGTACCTTTAACAATGTCTTTTGTACATTATCACTTTCTGCGCCAAATAAAGCCATAGCACCTTGTACTGCACCAAATCCACCTGCTACACCTGATAAAGATGCAGTAAGTGCTTTAAATTTAGCATCAGGATTAAATGCATCAGTTAATGATTTTGCATCTCCAATTCTATCTCTAAGTTCTGCTGCTTTTTGTGCAGCTTTAACTGCCTCCGCAGATGTAGCACCAAACTTATCTGATAATGCAACCACTTCATTTGCTGCTTCTCTTAGTTGCTTTTTAAGTGAACCTATAGAACTTTCAGCACCTGCGGTTTTGACATTTACGTTTAAATCTAAATTTTCACTCATTAGTATGTTGTTTCAATTACTTTTAATAAACTTATTTTTGTTGTGTTGTATTCCATAGGATTATATCCTTCTACTGAATTCAATCTAAATAGAACCCCATCTATCCAAATGTATTTGCTAAAGTCTAGGTTGTTAATGTCTAACGTATTTAGCAATGCAGTACAAGTTAATAGCTTACTATCTTTACTAGTTATTTCTGCTATATAATTACTATGATATACATTAAATAAATTAGTACTAGGAAATGTACTTGCGTTAAATTGTATGTCAAATGGAACTCCAAAATTAATATCATTTGTTGGTGTAAATGGGTCATTAAGATGCCCACCATATCCATATGTAGTAATAGTATCAAGTATTGTTGCTCCGTTTAATATATCATAACTTGTTCTACCTGTTATCTTTTTAGCTTGTAATATTCTAATAACGCAATCCATTGAGTTCTCTTTGGTATTATTATCTGATACTTTATAAATAGCAGGATATATCTTATCTGTACCTACTTTTTGATATAATACACTAGAAGCAAATATTACATCAAGTGTATCTGTTTCTTTACTAAAGTCATATTCAGTATCATAAATTCTATCCCCATATCCTTCGTTGTATTTTTTCTTATAGTTTTCATTATAAAAATCATTATCTTCTTTAAACTTATAATTAAAATATCTTGCGTTTAGTTCACTCATAGGCTTAATGCTTAATGGCTTAGACCTATCTATTTTATCAGACCAATCTAATGCATTTGCACTTGTATCAGGATAAAAATTAATGTATGGCTTAATAATAATCTTTTTATCATTCCAAGTATCTTCATATACATAAAGATTAAACATTTTAACTATGCTTAAAAAAAAGTCTCTTTGAAATATACCTCTAGGTATTGTGTCATTAATAACTAGTGCATCATTATAATTTATCTGTGTTACTTGCGCTGCATTTGAATTTACAACTATGCCACCACCTGTAATAATTAAATTTTTTACAGGTGATAAACTACCATCAAATCTAAAATCTAAAGTAATAGAATCATTTAAGTTAAATAAAATTGAATCAACAACCATTTCAAAATTAAATGAAGAATTAGGATTAACTACTTGTCTTTCAATTATTACATTATTTTTTCTTAACTCAAAAGTGCCTGTAGTTGTTCCTTCAAAAAAACCAACTAAAACCAAATTTAAATAACCACTTAAAGGAGTGCTTGAATTATACACAAACTCAATATCCCCTACGTTTGTAAAATTACCTAATTGAATAATATTCCCAAATTGTATATCAGTATAAAACCCATCTATAGGATATGTGTAATTTGTAGCATTTACTTTTAATGCACCTGAAGTTAATTTTGATAAAGTTTTTTGATTATGTGGTATAATTAACCTATTATATAAATCTTGGTCTCCTGATTCTAAATGTAATATATATGTATAATCTGTACCTTCAAATATTTTATCTATATATTCTTTAACAAATAAAGCAGGTCTATATGCACTTACCTGAAAGTTTATCTTATTAGTGCTTACATTCCCATAATCTATTAAAGGGTAAAAGTAACCTGACCCATATGCATTAGTATTATTACTACCTCTTGCTCCTGATACTTCCCAACTAGCTTTTATATTTGCAATATTATAAGTATGGTCATAGTCACTAAAATCTAAATTATCTTTAGTATTAATATTTCCTGATAATCTTTTGTTTCCTAATGCAGTTATAAATCCACCTAGTTCTCCAAATACAGAACATTGATATTCTATAGACTTGTTATCTATTATAATTTCTAATATTCTTAATGTGCCTTTAAATACTTGTATCTTATCAATAAATATTCTACACTGTGCAGACTTAGATGCATTGTAATTATAGTTTACATTAGGCAAAGTATTGTCTGTAAAGTTTGCATTACCTAAATCAAATACAAATCCAAATACTCTGTTATTTGTAGAATTACCTGCAATACTTATAGTTTTTGAAAAAGATGTATTTCTGCTACCAAAATCAGTAATATCATCAATTGCATAACTAAACTCTGTGCTTAATTCCTTTGATAAGTCTAACTTGTAATCTTCTATATATATTTCTGTACTAACCATTATCTGAATTGACTGTTTACATATTTAGATACTTCAATGTCTATTTCAAAGTTAAATAGCTTATCTGCGCTTTCTAGTTTGTATTGATAGTTATTATTGCTAATTGTAACAGGGAAGAATGCACCTTGTACTTCCATATAAACAATAGAACTAGACATCAATTGTGCTAACCATTCGTAATCTTGTTGGCTTACCCAATCAGATATTAAATGAAACATATCCTTATGCTGAATAGCATAATTGACTGTGCTTTCATTGTACTTATTATAAGCATCAATATTAGTCATTGCATTGCCTGATAGTTGATACTCGTTTTTTCTATAGCTTGTTTTTTTAAACTCACTAGACCTTTTATTAACCAATGCAAACTTCATTGTATCCCAACCGCCTAATCTATTTAAAAAGTTTAAGTTATATTGCTTGTATTTAGGATAACATCTTTGCGTAAACTTTAATTTCCTAGATTCAGCAGCACCTAATTTAATATAAACATTATACCCGTATGCAGATTCTGTTATCAAACTTCTACCTGCAAAAGTATTAATACTAGCAGCAGAAAGATTAAATAGATTCATTTGACCACTAAATGTAATTGAACCACTAGCACTATCAATAATAGAACCTGATTCATTAACCACATCTATCTTAGCAGAATATGCACCTGTAGTTACTCTAAAGAATGTTGCATAAAAATTATCTCCGTATTCAATCGTAATATTATTTGTATCTCTTTCTGTTAGCCAATCATCTGTAAAGTTTTCTATTAATAGATTGTCATAGTAATTAGATAGCACTAATGGATTATCTTCATTAGTAAATAATATGTCTGCAAATAAAGGTGGGTAGTAATTATAAGCACTCAATGCACCTGAAGCTAAATTAGTAAAAGTTATTATATTACCACCTGAAACATATTCTTCTCCTATTCTTATTTCAGAATCTACTTTAATCTTATTGTTAGATGCTACTAATATAGAAGAACCTGAAGGCTCAAAGTAATTAGTAACAAAAGACCTAACCATTGGTGAAGGATTAAAGATACCATAGCTACCTTCCGCTGATGGGGAAGGATATACTTTAGTTCTGCTTACCTGTGAGCCATTAACGTAAACATCGTACACAAATTTAAACGCAGTATTATTTACATTATTTGAACTAGATACATACCATAAGTCATCGTGCATACTTGAATAAGGTGCAGGACTACTTTGAATTGTTATTGCCATTTTTTATTTCTTTACCGATTTGTCTAATTTTAATTTGAATATCTTTTCCTAATGCAGCCTCCATTACATCGTAGAAGTTTTGACCAAATACTTGTTTTTGCGCATTGTCAAAATAATGGGTAGACCTAATACCTTTTCTATGTATAGACCTAGCTACCACATAGGCTAAAGACTTTTTAGCATCTATTGCTTTAGCTTCTACTCCTAATTTTCTGTATGGCTTAACTGCAGTAACTTTTAATTTGTTATAACCTAACCATCCCTGTACTGCTGAAATAGGAATGCTCTTTTTAGATGGGTTAAATTTATAAGGTGTCTTTGAATCTGCCTTTATGTTTTTAGTTCCCTTTACACCTTTGTTTACAAAATCCCAATACTTAGAAGCCTTTTCTGATTTAGGATAACCTAATGATAAAGTATAGCTTGTATTAAACTTTGTTACTACTAATCTTATTTCATTTATTGCACCTGAAGCAATAGAACCATTTGCTCTTAGGTTTGCTTGTGCAGTTGTAATAAAATCCCCACCAAATTTTTTAAGCAATGCTTCAACAACAGGTAATTCTCTCTCTTTCATACCTTGTTCTCCTAAAGTATTTAGAAAGCCATCTCCTATTGCTAATGCCTGTGCTTTGGTTATGCTCATACTAATAAATAGTATAATGGTCTTAAAATAACTATCCCCACCTTTTTAGGGATGGGGAAGTAAACCAAAAATCCAAACTATGAAAACTATCTTATCTTTTTTATCTGCTCATTATCGTAATCTGTCTTAGCCTTTAAATATGCTAATATGTTTAAACATTCAATCGTACTTAATTCATAGGCATTGCTAACTGTGCAATTTTCGTACTCGGCAATAAGTTTGGTGGAATATTGCCATCCAAAATAGTGCATAAACTTTGAACCACCTCTTTCGCCTGTTCCTGATTCATCCCTGCTTCCACCATCTTCTTCTCCAAATAACCCTTTGAAACTTCTATCCAATTTCTGTATACTTGATAAAAAAAAACAAGGGAATGATACACATCTACAAACTTTGCGTTTAACATATCATTTGCGTATTCCTGATGCTTACTTGCATCGTACTTATCATCAAACCAAATACCTACCTTCCGCTTCTGTGGTATTACCATTGTAGCTGCTAACTTATGTAGGTTCCCATATAAATCTTCACTAAACACTTTACTCTCTATATACCTAGCAAATGGCATCTTGCTAATATCGTAATTGATTCTGTACCTCTTGTTATTAGATATGCTTATATGCTTCTTAGGAGTGCCTTCTATCGGTTCATTTAAGAAAGCTATGGTTTTACTCAACTCTTTGTATTCAGTCAAAGGAAGCGAATCTATTTGCATTTCAGTCATATTGTTGACTATACCTACTAATTTAACTTCTAGGTCTAAATCAGTTGCATCTTTCTCCTTTGTATTTAAAGCAGTGTAAATCTGTTGGTATTGCCAAACATTTATTTTGTCCCACATAGTTCCTTGATTTCAGTAAAGATAATACAATTATTTATATCAGTTATTTTTATTTACTCTAAAAACAACTTCCCTATCATTATGTGTAAACCTGCGCTTTAATATTGGGTTTAAAGACTTCTTTATTGCAGCTTGATTTATATTAGTATATCTTGATGCCCTAGCCATTGACTTAAATAAAACCTCTGTTTTATCATCAATGTAAATCATTCGTACAGGCACATTGTTTTCTAATCCTTGAATTTCCATCATAATTTTTGTTTTTAAATAACCACCCCGAGTTCCCGAAATTACTACTATTGTTTATTTTAATATTAATTATCTCAGGGTGGTCTATCTTCTTAAATGTTTTGATATATCGCAACTATTAAGAATGCGAATATAAGAATAATTACGGCTTGTGTGTTTTTATTTTTCATAATAAATGTGCGTTGTTCAGTCGCACCCCTGACTTCTTGGGTTAGTTAAGTTTAATATTACCTAAAATTAATACCTTTTTTTTAAAATTATTAATAGATAATCTAAATGTTTGATTACTCCATTCCATTTTTTCATTTGCAAGAATATAGATTACTGAACTTGATGTAATTTTTATTGCTTTAATTGCAAAAAAATACTTATCATCTATTTCGTAAGTTTTATTTAATTCTAAATCTTGTTCTGTGTAATTTTTCATAGTTGGTTTGTTTTTGATAAATCAAATATAGTACATATTATATACACATTCCAAACATTTTGTCAACTATTTTTAAACTTTGTGATGAACGGTAAATAAAGCTGATGAACGGTAAATTACATCATAGAATACCTACCTGAACCCCTCCTAATGCTAAAATTAGACCAAGCCAAAGCCAATGCCATAACACAGTCATCGTGGAAGCCTGATGGTGCAGAGTACTTAACCCCATTAGCAGTAAACTGATATTCAAAGACTTGCAGTTCATTTGTGATTGCGCCTTCAGGGAATCCTATCTTACGTTGTTGTATTGCAGTTGCAAGTCCCTCCATTAGCTGCTGCTTACTAGAACTCGTAAACTTTAGACCTTCTATTGCAATACCTTCCCTTTGTAGGTCTTCTAGTATAGGGTCTCCTACACCTGTACTATCTACTAATATAGGGCATTTAGGCAGTCTCTTTATATTCTCCTTAGTGTTATGCCAATCCATTTGATACCTGTCAAAATAAGCCACATTACCGTTATTATCTAACCCTATGATAACTGTATGGTCTACAGACTTAGCAAGGTCAATACCAAATGCAACTATTTGTTGATTGCTAATTGGCTTAACGCAATCCTGAATAAACTTGTTCCCAAATGGGTTTGCGCTATTCTCTGAAGGGTTAGCCATATACTCCTGCTCAAACACTACGTTTGGCAATTGCATCCTAGCATCATCTATTTCCATTGGGTCTATAAAAGGATTGTCATAACTCGTAAACTTAAAGGATGCCCAATCATTTTCACCTGATTTCATAAACAAGCTATAGAAATAGTTCTTACCTCTAGGTGTTGAAAGAAAGATTGCCTTCCCTTTGTAATCGGTTAGGGTTGGTCTAATACTATTCTGCCATCCTGCTTCTAGGTCAGGAATAAATGATGCCTCATCTATTATAACTAAATGAAACTTTCTACCTCTTAGGTTATCTAATCTTTCTCCTGTAAAGAATTCTACCTGTCCACCATTAGGAAACTCTATTTTTAAATCAGACTTGTTTTTAGGCAATTCTAGGGACTCTGTTAGTTTAGCAAAGAAAACCTTAGCTAGTCCATAAGTAGGGGTAATATAAGCAACAGAATAGCCTTTAACCGCATATGTAACAGAAAGTATTTGTGATAGTTCTGACTTACCAAATCTACGACCACACATTACCACCCTGAAACGTTTATCACATTCAAGTATCTTCTGTTGGTTTGTGTGTGGATTAGGTAAGAATATCTGCATTATAAAATGGTTTTACCATCTACAAATATAACTTCTATTTTATTGTCTGACTTAATATCCATCTGTTCCTTTGGTTTGCCATATACTCTAGTAAGTAAAGTTTCAATAGAATATAGACTGCCTTTGTTCATTGAATTTAATATTGCCTTACATATTGTTCTTTCTAATGCAGTAGCTAAAACATCATCTTGTATAGATTTCAGTTGTTCTTCAGTCATAGCCATTAAATTTTGTACTGTATCATTTACTTCAGATAATTTATATCCTTGCTCAATTAATAAGCTAACAAACTTCTTAGGTCTGCCATTTGGGTTTGCAACTTCCCCTTTTTTAAATGGGGTTAAATTTTGTAAGTTTGCCATATTGTCACTATTATTTCACTATTATTTATCTAATTTTGCTTTAAAATGTTCACATAGTACTTCCATCTTTGCTATATAGTATGTGCTAAAGTCTTTGTATCCTTCGTTATTTTGCTGAAAGTTTACATATAAAATTCCTCTCAATCTTTGTGATGGTGTTTTATTTGTGTCTATGTCTGTTTTAATATCATCTAAGTTATCTAATTCATCCTGTTGAAATGATTCTTCTTTGATAGCTATATAACAGAATCTTTGGTTAAGTTGGAATACCTGTGCTGCATCAACAGGTGATAGTTCCTGTGTGCCAAAGGTAACTTTAATGGTCTTATCCTTTCTTGATGTTAACCCTTCTATTTGTGCAGCTAGTATTATCATCCTAGTTTTTCTTTATGTTTAGTTTTTAAGTATTCCATATGTGTTTTAGTATCCCCCATTACCAAATGACATTGCCTACATAATGCCATAAGGTTTTTAATATTGTCTGCCTTCTTATCACCCCCCATTCCCCTTGCTTCTATGTGGTGTATGTCTACTGCCTTTGCGCCACAAGATTCACAAGGAATAAAATCTTCTATGCCATAGCCAAAGTAATCTAGATATAATTTAGTATGCTTCTTCATTAAATATTATGAAGTTCAAAGATACGAATATTAATCCTATGTTTAAACTTCTGTGTAATTCTGCAAACTCATCTACTGAATAGCCAATTGAAATACCTAATTGGATTGTTTCTGTTAATAATCCTAAAGATATTCTTAAGTTACCAAATTGTATACAGTATTCCATAATTAAAATTTAACTCCTCTTGCTTTTGGTAATGCATTTACTTGTTTTATTACATCAGGATTATTGTCTGTATGTATTTCAATACCTAAAGATTTTACCTTCTCTACCTTAGCTTTGTTAGAACTTGTGGCAAATACTCTATCTGTAGGAATACCCAAATCTTTTGCAACTCCTAACATAGATTCTTTATCACCTCTAGCTGAAATGATATAAACTAAATTACCTGCTGCAATATCCCTTTTTGCTTTTTCTTTACCTGCATCTGTACTTAATACACCATCATAATCATAGCTGACCTTTTTAGTTGCATATTTACCACCTGCTAAAATAGCTGCCCATACTTCAGCAGCTTTTTCGTGTGTGTCATATATGCACGAACCTGTCCCAATTCTGAATTTTCCGTTACTGCATTTAATTATTGGCATTGCCTATCAATTTATTATAAATAGCAAATCTCTTGTTATTTATAGTGTGCAGGTTAAAGTTCGTATTGCAGTAATCAAATAGCTTCTGTCCGTATTCTATCCTAGCTGCTTCATCAAAGGTCAATAGCTTAATCCATTTGTACCAATCCTGTTGATTGTTTACATAGCAGACAGGCATATCTTTATAAGGATGTACGTTGCTAACTATGGCAGGATTCTTCTTTGCTGCAGTCTCTAATACCTTTAGGTTTGATTTCATAGAACCAAACTTATTTTCTACCAATGGGATTATACTTATATCAGAATCAGCATAAGCACCCATATACTTGCTTACCTCTGCATAGTCATAGATAGTTGGATTTAGTTTTAATCCATTAGTAAATACTCCTATCATTCTATCCCACAAATGTTTCTCACCTAAGTTGTATCCTGCTATAACTGTTCTTACAGGAAAGTTAATCTTCTTCATTGGATTCCTAAGTATGTCTATATCAGGAACGTGTGTGCCTGAACCTGACCAAAACAATCTAACCATATCAGATTCTATTTTATTATCCTGAAACTGCTCTTCTCCGTATGGCAAACCGTTTGGTAATATTTCTACATTAGGATTGTATTTGTATATTTCTTCAGCTAATCTTTCGTGTGTGCAGGTACAAAGGTCTGCCACTTTCATATACTCTGTAATGATTTCTGTAATGTTGCTATCTCTATATCTATCTGCAAGTATGTGTGATGGTGGTAAAATCCAATAGTCATCATTATCTACTACCAATTTGAAGTTATATTTTATCTTCATCTCAACTAATAGCTTTGCATCTTTAGCAGCTAAGAACCTATTAAAAATTACAATGTCATAGTTATTATCAAATACTGCTTCATTAATTGTATCTGTTATCATACAATAATCTTTTCGCATATTTACTAAAGGCATCATTATCCTATGATATCCAACACCACTAAACTTAGATGTAATTGCTAGTATTCTCATAGATTAAATAAACTTTTTAATATTTCAATTAAAATCCAACCGAATAAAAACCCAATCATAAATTCTTTAAATTTAAATTTATATTTCATAGGTTATTTGTTTTTTTTATAAGTTTTATAATAATGTTTTATTGCCCACCAAACAAACATTCTTAAAACTCCTCTTTGTTTCTTTTTAGTTTCTTTAAAAAAACTGTCATTTACTATTATAACTTCGTTTTTTTGTATTTCAACTACTTCAAAAGTTGTGGTATAATTTTGGCAATTATGACATTCCAATCTTTCAGGTACTTTATATTCTTTATATTCATCATGTAATTGGATATAATTAACTTCAACAACTCCTGTCCACTTGTTATTACATATATCACAACTTGCTTTACATACCATATATCCTATTCCTGATTCCATAATTTATTTATTTTTTTTTAAAGATATGGTTACATATATATACGGATAAATACGGATATAATTAGTATGTCCATAGGTTATTTGTTTTGATGATTTATTGTATGCATATGATTAAATGAACCACTCCACATCTTTCTTTTTTTATTAAATAAATTTAAAATCCATTTCATAGCTTATATATTTTATAAAGGGATATAATATGCTTTAGTTCCATTTGAATAATCAGATACATTTTGATTATGTAAGTCCCAAGTTTTTTTCACTAAATCCATCTTGTTATATCCATATGCATCAATCCCATTCTGTTCAATATGTGCAGCTTTTGTATTTGGTATATACTTTGTATGTAATCCTGATGCTCTACACCTAGTACAATAGTCTAAGTCTATTGCTCCGTATGGGTCTAGTTCCTGATTAAAAGCACCTAATCTATTTATTGTTTCTTTTGATATTGTAAAGTTTCCAATTAGGTCTAATGAATCACCATTAAAGCCTCCTAATGGAATTGAACATATCCCAATGCTTGTATCTTGCATATAGTCATTCCTAATCTGCAACCAATTATCAGGCTCTTGTATATCATTTCCAATAATAGTTACATAATCAAAATTATTTAAATCCCTTAATCCTTTATTAATTGCAAATGCAATACCTGTTTCATCTACAATGGTAATTAAGTCTATATGCTTACCTGCATTTTTAATATTATGAAACAGAGTTTCTATATTTCTATTTTGATAGTTCAAATATATTAAAGCGTTCATCGTGGTGTATTTTTTCCTAATTTTCTAGCAGGTACTCCTGCGTATTTTGTATATGGTTCTGTCTTACCTTTTATAAATGCACTTGCTCCAATCATACAACCTTCCTCTATATGTGTATACTGATGCAATACTGCGTTAAGTCCTATGTTTGAATTTTCTTCTATTACAGAATGACCACCTATTTTTGCACCGCAACTAATAGTAACATTACTTCCTATTTGACAATCGTGTCCAATATGTGCGTGTTTCATAATAAAACAATTATGCATAATTATTGTATCTTCTGTTGTACCTGCATCTATTGTAACTAATCCTGTAATAATATTATTTTCTCCTATAAATACTCTTCCATATGGTTTATATGAATCATCATTTTTTCCCCAATACTTCTTATGTTCTGCAGGGTCTCCAATAATACAATATGCGCCTATATAATTGTTATCACCTAGTATAACATTGTCTCCAATAATTGCAGTTGGATGTATGAAATTAGCCATTTGTCTTTGGTTTGCGACCACGCTTTTTTGGTTCTAAAAGGTTTTCTATTGGTAAACTATTATAGTATTTGTACAATCTAACTACCATATCCATACGGCAATTACCACACCATATAGTTAAAATAAAATTAGGGTCTATGTACTTTCTATAAATTGCCTCATAGGTTTTCATTATAGACAAGTCTAAGTTTCTAAGATAACCACTTTGTGATGTCTCGTAATTATTGTAATGCTCTTTTAAATATAGTCTATCTACTAATTCCATATCTTATAAATTAAAGTTTCAACAATAGCAGCTAATACACCTGATATAAATAAAACACTTGCAATATTTAAAATCAGTTCAGGTGTGAAATACAAAATGACTCCAATCCATGAAGCCAAGCAACTTCCACAACTGAAAGGTTTGAAATTGATTCTCCATTTACGATGCAGGTTGTGGATAGTAATAAAAAATAATGATGCACAGATACTTGTTAAGATTATTTGAATCATTTCCGTATGTGTTTTTTTAGTTCAGTTTTAGTTTGTTTCAAAGTTCTTATAATTGACATATAAGGTATACCTGTTTGTCTGCTTAATTCCTTTGCGTTCTTGTTAAAGTCAAAAGTATACAATCTAAGTATTTCTTTTTGATACCAATGTAATTTTTCAATACCTTGTTCCATTACATCAATAACACTTTCATTTTCTATCTCTGCAATTTCTTTGCCATTGTATTCAGTATAATTTCTATACTTCTTCCAAAATTGACTTCTGTCTGACTTAATCATATTTAGCATAGTTCTTACTATGTAAAATCTTATTTCTTTTCTTTCATATAATCCAATTAGCTTTTCATCTTCCATTTCTAATAGAACCATAAATACTTCTACCTTTAAATCATATTGCAATTCTTCAGGATGCATCTTTGCAAATGCCTGATTGACTTCATCATTAAGCCAATATTGCTCTATAATTTTATTTTTGACCATTCAATAAGTACAGGTTGATTTTCTTTTTCTGTACAAATATATACTAATCCTTGACAATTATGGATATCTTGCAATCTTTCTTTTTGTTCAGGGCTTAGCTTGTCTCCTAGTTTTTTAACTTCAACTGCAACATATATACCTTCAGATGTATAACCTTGCAGGTCTGCCCATCCTTTTTGAATAGTTCCTTTACGCTTCCCATAAGGTATATTATTTACTCTGTTAAGCCTGTAACCAATATATTCTAAATTTTTCTTTGCCCATTTAGTTAGGTCATTTGCTGATATGTCCATAGTAATTCGTAAAATTGTTTTTTAAATTTAAGCCTATTAATTCCTTCAATGGCATCTTGCCTCGTTGGGTAGCAGTCAAAAAAGTTAATTGTGTAACAATATTTAACTGTGCTATAATGCGTGTATCTAATTTGGTATACTTTCATTTAGCTTGTGCAAGAGCAATTAAATGCAGGATTTAAATCTGATAAATCTTGACCCTTAAATAAATCATTTTGTGCCATAATCAATAAATGTTTATATGTCGTATCTTCAAAATAAGTATGACCCTTACCTATACTTTTACTAAATTCTTCATCTTCAATCCATTCATTAGCCAATTCAGGATAACTTCTCATTATATTAATAATTGCATTTTTACCTTTCAAAAAACATAAAGTACAATTTCCAAGTATAGCAGGTATTTCTAAATTATATTCCTTTTTATTCCAATAATCATTTACTTGTGCCTTATCTATACCTTGTTCATATAATGGAAATTTAGGATAAATATAATTAACAAATGAATTATATTTTTTAACTCTACGTTCTTCATCTGCTCTAAATCCTACAAGCCATTCATAATCTTGTTTTCCATAGTTTTTTCTCAGCCAACGCTTTGCGGTTTTAATCTTTAACTCTAAAGTGCAAATTCTTTTTACTCTATTAGGCATTGTTTTAAAACCTCCTTTTTCAAGCATACCCCTAAATCCACCTTCAAACATTACTCTTATAATTGGGATGCCTTCGTGTGCTTCAAAGTCATTAATGAACTTATAAGTTTTAGGATGTTCCCTTCCTGTGTCAGCAAATATGACTAAATCACCTTCACGATAATTAAGAATGGTCATCAAGGCACTTGTTTTACCTCCACTGAAGTTTATTACTCTTTTCATAAGTTTTCAAAATATTTCACAAGTGCTAATTTTTTACATTGTGTATCTACAAAATCATTATCCTTTATAGATTGTCTAAAATTCTTTGCATCTATTCCGTATAATTTATTCATTTTTTGCAAATTATCTTCCCTGACAATCTTTATAATTTCTAACATTTCGTGTTCCTGAAAGTTTAATTTACCCTGTTTTATTAAAATTCCAAATACCTTATTAGCATTAAATACCCTATTAAAGTCATTTCTAGCCGAATTAAGCCATTCTTTTTGCGTAAATGATACTATGTCATCATCTGACAATTTTGGTGTCTCTAATTCGCTTGTAATAGGTTTTATCATTTTCCTTACTTCTATTGCTTTTCTTGTATAGGCTGCCATAACCTGTCCAATAAACTTTGGGCTAAACTTTTCATAGTGTTCTGTACTACAATCTAACTTTCCCTGTACTGCCATCTTAAATGCTATAACAAATTCTTCAATGGTATAGTTTGGATAGCTTGACCTGATAAAATCTTCTATAACCATATACTCTTCTTTTTCAGGATATTTAGTAATCCCTAGCAAAGTAAAAATATATGCTAATTTTTCTTTTAATGTGACAGGGGATAGTAGATTTAGTTTTTGTCCTTTAAATGCTTCAGCTATTTCACTATCAACTATGTATCCACTGTTTAAGGTTTTCCATTCTTTGTTGACTTGTAGTGCCTGATTTAGGTGTTTTTGAATTTCCATATCTTAGTTTGTTTTTAATCCAAGTATTTACTCTGCGTTTTACATCAAAAAATTTTTCTAGTTCATATCGTGTTTTACCATTTTTATCTGCTTCACACCAATATTCTATAAACTCATTGTATGAATCATCTAAAATATCTCTATACTCATTTACACTTTCTAAAAATAAATCTTTATTATATACTTTTATTTCTTTTTCTTTTATTTCCTTTTCTTTTCTTTTCTTTGCATTGCCCTCCCCAATAGCCACCCCATTAGCATCCCCATTTCCCCATCTAGAAATTGCTCCATTTTTACCACTTTCACTAAGTTTTGCTCTTAATCCTAAATGGTCATTTAATCTTTCTGACCAAAATTCTCCTTCATCAATTTTAAAAAGGTCAAACTGCATTATAACACCTTTAACTTTTATGTCAGTAGATTGCATCTGCATTGATAAAACAGGTATTAATTCCAATGGTAATTTACCACCTGCGTCTGCTAATCTTTCAATAATAAACCAATAAATACCATAACCTTCCATACCTAATTGATGTCTTAAAAAAAGTACTTTTGTATCATTAGCTGCGTTGTAATCGTGGCTAAAATAATAAGATTTGTTTTTCATAATTAAAAATAGGGTTCGGAATCCCTAACAGTCGCATTGTCAGTTCATCCTCCCCCTAATATTGTTTTTAAACTATATGCGACATAGTTATAAATTATTTAGACAAATATAAAGCATATTTATCCATTTCCTCACATAGTTGCTCTATCTTCTCTTTGTACCAATATTCAGTGTTCATTATATCCTTACATTTAGTTATAGAATATAAAACTGTTGTATGGTCTTTAACTCCGATATATGAAGTTATTTCAGATAGGCTCAACCTAGTGTACATTCTTAGCATATATGCTGCTGCCTGTCTGCCAAAGATTGTTTTTTGCTGCCTATTATTTGCTTTAATATTAACACTAAATACATCTTCAACTAATTGTACAATCTTTTCAGGTTTAATATTTTTATCAGTAATAGGCATTTTAACATCATCTTTAATTATACCTTCTTTTATTAAAAGATTTTGTAGGTAACTAAAGCTATCTTTTTGCATTACATATGCAGCGTATATTTCTTCTTTGTTTGTCATAATTAAAATTCTAAATCATCATTTACTATTGGTTGTGGAACATCAGGCTTTAAATAATTGTTTTCATAAATTTGAAAATCAGGTTCACTATCTTTTTTTTTGTAAGTGTTAACCCACATATTATACTTTTGACCTTCTATTGTAAAATTAATTACTTCGCCTTTTGGTGTTTGCTTTTTCCAAGCACCATACTTTTTTTTATCTTCCATTACTTTTTGTTTTTGATTAATGTATATTGTGCTACAAACTTAGGCTTATTTTTAGTTCCTACATTTACTCTGTCAGTAACTATGTTATGCCCTTCATCTTTAAGATTAAATACTAATGCTGCTAATCTTAATGTACCATACTTTCTTAATGCCACTAATGGTGTAAGCGGTTCTTTTTTAAGGTGATTAAGCACCTGTGTTTGTTGACTCATTTGTTTTGTTTTTAATTTTAGAAAAATTGTAAAATTTATTAAAAGAATGATTTAATTCTTTATTTGATTTATAATTAGAAGATACATTTAACATATTAACCCATTCTTCGTATGATAGCTTTTCTTCAGGTAATGCTATTCTACTAATTTTAATTCCCCATTTATTTTCCATTTTATTTAATTTGATTTGCTAAAATAATTTTTAAAGCCTTTTCGTATTGTTCTACCTTAGTATAGGTATCAATCTTTTGTGCTTGTTTAATTTTTGTGTTTTCATCAAAAGGTGTTTTCTCTAAAAGAGTTATTAAATATAATCTTTTTTCATCACCTAATTCATCCTGATGATTATTTGTTGCATCTGCATCCTTTGTATCATCTATGGCAAATAAACCATTTAATGCGTACTTACGAGCATAGGAACTACAAGCACCTGAAATTTGTGCTGCATCCATTCCTTTTTTAACTTCTTCCTCTCTAGCCCAACCGCTAACACTTATACTGTTATTAATGCCATCTAATAAGGTTGCAGTAGCTTTAATGTAGATTCTATCTCCTACCTGTACTACTTCATCACTTACTACTAATGCAGTTCCATATTTACATAAAATAGGTTTTACTGCTTCAATAATGTCCTCAGCACTTCGGTACTTGTACTTACCAAATGCGTTTGTTTGGTTCTTTGGCGCTTTTAATTCCGCCTGAATTTTTACTAAGTTCATAGATTTTGTTTTTGTTTTTTAAAAATTATAGTTTTCAAATTCTTCACACCAAGTATCCATTGGTACAAATGGAATTGGCTTAATATTATGTTTAGGTTGCTCTAATAATTCAGGGCAATTTTCTAATTTGTACTTCTTCATTTTTTCCAAACATACTTGCATTTTTTCCCAATAAGTATCTTTGTTAAATGGGTGGCATCTTTCGTAATTCCATCTGTAAGTTTGATAATCTAATTGTAGTTTTTCTAATTGTGTCATATTAATTAAAGATTTCCCAAGCATCCTTAGGTAATTGTTTAAATACTGATAAATAAAATTCACTTAATTGAATAAAAGTTCTATACTTAATATCACTTACATAATATAGAATTTCTAATTCATCTTTTACAGAAGATTTTTCAACTGCCTTTAAGATTTCAGGCTTTAATTGTTCTAGTAAATTTTTCATATTTGTTTTTTTATGATATAAATATACAAACTATAAACAAGTTATCCAAATATTTTACAGTTAATTTTGCATATTTTTTTCAAAAAAATAACTAATTTATTGAAAATTAACAAGTTATTAATAATATAAAAAAAGTAAAATTTGTGTAAATTAGCTATTTGCTACCATCCTGTAGGGGTAAATGCTTACTGTTATCTACCTGTCGGTAGCCTAAAGCCCATAGCATTTTGGTCATAGTAATGCTTTTTTGAACTATTTCTTCTTCTGTATCTTCTGGATTTGTCAAATGATAAAGCTCATGAATGACTATTTCCATTTTCTTTCTACCCTTTAATCTAGGGTCAATATATATAATGCCATCACTTTCAGCAATGCCGTATGCTTGTTCTCTGCCTAATTTTTTATATATAATTTTAATCTTCATCTTTCATTAAAGCTAAATCAGGTCTGTCTATTTCTTTAAATATTAATACTTCGCCACCTCTTATCTTTCCTAGTGTTAATTTAATTTCACTTTCTAATTGATATACTTCTTGTAATTTATTTACCAACCATTGTTCTTGTTGTAATGCGTTCAATTTTGCAAAGTTTTTTGGGAATTTCATTTTAATATACTTTATCGTTTTGTATTGATTCTAGTTTTTTTAGATATAATATAGCATCCATTAATTCTTCTTTCAAATGTGTTATCCATTGTGAAGTAGATAAATCTTTTCTATCCATACTTGTGCCATATGTTTCTAATCCTTTTTCTTCCCTGCTTCGCATATCTTGTATGACATCTGCTAATATTTTGCTATCCATTATTTATCAGTTTTAGAATGTAGCTTACCACAATTTTTACATTTCATTTGAATCTTAACTAAGCCTGAAGCCATAACCCTTCTATTATTTTTTACAATCTCATCACTACCGCATTCAGGACAACTGCTTCTATCCCCACCAAATATAACTCCGTAATGAGTCTTAGCAGGTATATGATTATTCAATGCCTTGTGTACTTTCTCTAATAGAACCACATCTTGAATACAATAGTCAATCATTATGTTCATAGACTTAGTACAGTTCTTTAACATTATATCTTTCCATAAGTCAAAGTTAGTATGATTTTTTTGACCTAAGCCTAAAAACTTTCCAATATAATCTAGCCTGTTTGAATTAAATCTAAATTTAGAACGAGCAATCTTTAAAGTATCTATTGTATTATATGTAGGAAACATATCTATCTTATGCAATAAACACCTTGTACGAATCCAAGCTAGGTCAAACTTATCTCCATTATGCCCAACTAATTCATCTGCTTCATTTGCAACATTTATAAACTCTTGTAATAGTTTTTTATCGCATTGGTTTTTATCCCATTGCAAATAATAAACATCATTGTCATCTTCCCATTTGTAACATATACAAATGACTGCTCTTTCTTTGATTATGTTTTCTGTACCAATTTGTAATTTATAACCTGACTGCCAAAATAAACCCACGTTTGCTGATACCTCAATATCGAAGTAAAGCCTTCTGCGTTTTGTTTTTAACATTATATTTGTTTGTAGTTAGTAATTCCATTAGTTTTAGTTGCTTTTAAAATTTGTTTTCTATGTCTATCTGAATAAGAAACGTGAACCCACGCAGGATTCAAAGGATTCCCAAATTCCCAAATTAATTGGTCAAATGGTAGTTTGTCTTTTATGAAGTTAAAGATGTCTACATTTAAAACATTATAGCTTGTACCATCCATATCTATGTCAATGGCTTGTCCTAATGAGTGTTGTGATGTATTAGAACCACCAACCTTTGCGTTTAATTCAGCTGACCTATATCCACTAGATATTAAAATAGGGCATCTAAAATTGGCTCTAATAGGCTCAAATATATGTTCTGCTAATAGCTTTAAATTAGCTATATGTTCAGGTGTTGGCATATTGGTAATGCCACTACGCTTTGCAGATTCACTACGAATTAACTCTGCTAAGGTAAGGTGTTCAGAAATGACCATATAAATCTTTTAATTAATATGAATCCAAATATAAATGCTATTAAACACCAAAAACTTCCTTTCCATTTTTTGGTATTATTTATGCTTTCCTGTAAAGATTCTTTATAATAACGTACAGAATCCAAAGTTATTGTTAATCTTCTAGTATCTACAATATATCCTGTATGAACTTTATGAACAGTAACTGTCTTTACAATTGTTTTAGGCTTTTCTTTTATCGTAATATATTCAATGCCGTTAATTGTAATTGTATCTCTTTGATAGTTAGTAATTGTATCAACAAGGGTGGTAGTATCATTCTTTGTAATTATAGTTGTATCGTTTGCGCAAGGTCTTGTTTTCTCTAATTCTCTAAAAACTCTTTCACTACTTTCTATATTATTTAAAACTTTGCGTTCTGCCTTCCTGATAGGATTGCAGCCAAATGCAATTAGTAAAAATAAGAATATTAAATATACTGCAAATACTTTAGTTTTATTTCCCATATCTAGTATCGTTTGGATTTAGGTAGTTTATAATAATAGGCAAAATTGATATAACTCCTGCACTTATACATTCTTCTAATGTTACTAAATAAATATTTCCTTTAGCAATAACCATAGTAAGCACTGCTGATACAAATACTTTTATCCAACTGCCATATATAGTATTTAAGAATTTCATTTTTCGTACTTTTTGGTGGCTTTGTAATAATAACGAATGGCAAAGATTCCTGAAATAATAGCAACCAAACCTGCTACTAAAGTCACAAAAGGTTGTAATTGTGTTAGTGTTAATGATGCCGCAGTTAAACTGATGCTTGTATTAATTAAGGCTTGGCTGCTATCTTGTGTCATATTAATCTT